CAACTAACACAATTAGCTAAAGATAAAAGAGCTATTCAGTTCGATGCTGAAGTTGCAGCGGCAGGTAAAAACCAAATCTTAATTAAAGCCCTTACAGCACAATACCAAGCGGATTTAAACGCTATTGACAAAGCAGCATCTGACGAAAGAATAAAAACTAAAGAAGAAGAAGAAAAGAGAAAAAGAGAAGAAGCGTTAAAAACAGCAAACGAAGAAATTGAAAGAGCAGAGATAACAATAAAATCTATTCAAACTCTTGGCGATATTGCTTTTGCTGCTAAAATGGCAAAGGTTAAAAAAGGAAGCAAAGAAGAGGAAGAGTTAGCTAAAAAACAATTTAAGTTTAATAAGGCAATGCAATTAGGTGGGGCAATAATAGACGGTGCTAAGGCTGTAACAGCTTCACTTGCTGCTGCTCCATTAGCGCTTGGTCCTGTACCCAACCCTGCTGGTATTTTTTCACTTGCTGCTGCTGTTGCAACTTCAGCTGTAAATATTGGTAAAATAGCTTCAACACAATTTAATTCAACTGGCGGAGGTGGTGCTGCTGGTGGTGGTGGTGTTCCTGCTGCTTCGTCATCTTCTACGACTGGTTCTGCTGCTCCAGCTTTTAATCTATTTGGTCAAGGTAATGATTTAAATAACGTAGGTGCGCCACAAACACAAACAAACGAAATCACGGTTAACGCTGTAGTAAGTGAAACCGAAATAACGAGCACTCAAAATAAGATAACTAAAATAAACGAAAACGCAACGCTATGATAAGCTACCAAAGTTTAATAAATAAGATAATTGATTTTTACAATAGTCATTTACAAGTTAAAAAAGTTGGTTCTGACTTTCGAGAGCAGTTAGAAAACTTTGCTACTAAAGACGAAAAATATCCTTTGGTTTATATTTCTCCAATAGATGCTGCGCCAAGTGAAATGGGATTTACTACTGAAATCAATTTAGAAATCTATTGCTTTGATATTATTCAAAAAGACCGAGCAAATATTAACGTAATTCTAAGCGATTGCCATTTGATTTTAAACGACCTTTATAATTGGTTTTTAAACTCGGATGATTACTCTTTTGATATTGTAGGAGTACCAACTATGACACCACTAAACAACGATTTATTAGATTATGCTGCAGGATGGTTAATGACTGTTACGTGTTCAATTAATAACTATACGGATTGCCAAGTTCCTTTAAAAGAAGAAACACCGCCATTAAGTTGTGATTGTATTAGTGTTACCTATCAATTAATAGGTGAAGAGCCTGTAACGATGGAGGTTGCTGTATTTGGAGAAATATATGGAAAAAATTCTTATGAATTTGTTATACAAGGAATAGACGTTTCTCTTTTTTGGAATGTAACAAATTGGATGTTTATCAATGCTAATTCCGAAGAAACACAAGCTACTCTTTCATCCGACACCCCTTGTCCTTTTGGAATATATACAATAGAAGAAGGTAGTATATTTGAATCATTTGTAGTGTCAGAATGTATTTTATAATCTCAATTGTTAAACAAACCAAAGATTTAAAATAATATAGAATATGCCTGATAAAGAATTTAGACTAAAGTACAAAATAAGAAATAAAGCCGCTAAGGTTCTAAAACGAGTAATAGCTGAAGACGGATTAATAGATACCGGTACGCTTTATGATTCTGTACGCATTAACGCTAAATTCACTACTGAAGGTAACTTAAGAATAGAAATACTTGCTGCTTATTATTTTGGGTTCTTAAATAACGGCACAATCACAATAGAACCATACGACCTTGTTAGATCATTCAATGTAAGATTAGAACAAGAAGGAATTATTTCTGAAATGTACGCAAGTTATATCGAATGGCTTTCCGGTAAATACCCATTAGTACAAGTCGCTGGTATGTTACGTAAAAAACAAAACGTAATATATGACTTTAATCCGTTATTCGGTGATTTTTTCGGTGAACTTGAATATTAAACATTCAATTCTTTACGCATTCCTAAAAAGTTAAATACAAGTATTAACGGAAGTTCACAAACTGCATTAAACTTTGTTAAGTCTTCTTGGCATAACATCCATATAAGCTGCTCCCACGCCCATTTCTTATGTTTTTTTTGCTCTTCAACTTCTTTTAACTCTTCGGCATCCATTTGAGAATCCGTTTCAAAGTCATCTTCATAGGATTCAGTCATAAGGTTTTTATATTGGTCGATAATACCTTCTCTGAATTTAATGTATTCAGGTAGCAATCCAAAGACATCTGTAATTGGAAAGTCTAAAAACCAATTTAATCTATCGGTTGAATGATAATTGTAAGGTTCAAGTATTTCATCACCCCATTCATTAACACGAACGCGCCTGTAAAGTATTGCAATGATATTAAGCAACTTTTCAATGTAGTTATCTGAAAAATAAGACTCCAAACTTATAAATTCGCCTAAGGTAATTTTATTAAATGGCTTTAATTTGTATTCCCCTATCGTGTTTTTATAGTGTTTATGTGGTTCATCACGTATAAACTTAACTTCTAACAATAGCTTTTCAAGTTCATCTAAGCTTATATCGTCAAAATCTTCAGGATAACAGTCTAACAACGTGCAGAGCACATCAATTTGATAGTTGAACATTCCGTCTTCTTGTGAAAGACTACGTAATTCAATAAATGTTTCAATCGTTATTTGATTCCACGCTTTCGGCAGCTTGTTTTTGAGCATGGTTAGAGATTGTTGTAGTTACAAAATTAAGGTAAGGGATAGCAATTTCAGCAACTTGCGTTCTAAACAGCTTTGATTTATATTTTAAATGCGCTGAATCGTAGTGTTCTGTATTACTTAGGTCGGTTCTTTTAAACATCAAAGCCATAATATCTGAAACGGAATGACGATTTTCTTTAACAATCATTTTCTCGATTAGCTTTGTGTCCTTTACAGATAGTTTCATTTCAGCTTTATAAGTAAATCCGTCAATTTCTAACTCGGTTACTGCGTCTTTAGCTTCGTAGTTATCCGTGTTAAACTCTTTTGTCTTTTCAACAAAGTAATTAAAATCATCCCATTCATCTTCTTCAATACCTACAACTTCAAAAACTTTAATTTGTTTTTCGATGTTATCCAGTTCCTTATTGTTGTGAATAGCAGAAATCTTTTCAAACTCTTCAACGGTAATTTCATTCATTTTGTTGGCGATTTGCCTACCTAATACTTCAATCATGATTATAATTTTTGAACAAATATAAATAAAATTTAATATAGGCATGACTAAAGACCTTCCAGTCTATAAAATCACGATTGACCCTGCTTATTCAGATGGCGAAGATTTAGGGATTGAGCAAATTGCTTTTACTTCAAACCCTGCCATAAAGGTTCGTGGGTTAGCGTTTAATCAATCGGAAAAATTAATGTTCGCAGACGATGTAAAATACCGTGTTACTGCTCCTGCTATGATTCCAATGGAGATTTATAGACGCGACGATGAAAGCGGAGAGTATTACGTACAATTTAGCGCAGAAACAATCGAACAGATTCATGTTAAGTTCATGCAGGATTTAAAGAACAGAGATATCTTTAACTTAGAACATGACCAAGCGCAAACAGTACCCGCATTTATTTTGGAAAGTTGGATAGTCGATAACCCACAATTAGATAAATCATTTACTACGTTTGGAATTGAAGTTCCTAAAGGCACGTTAATGTTAACTGCTCAAATTACTGACAAAGAATATTATAACGAGTTAGTAAAAAACGAACAAATCGGATTTTCTATTGAAGGGTTTTTGGGATTAAAATTAAGTAATCACATAAAACAAAATAACATGAACAAATTACCCGATGGGGAGCACCTAATCGAAGGTAAAATCTATGTCGTAAAAGGCGGTGAGATTATCGAGATTAAGGACGCACCTAAAGAAGAAGTGGCTATGGAAGACACGGTAGTAGAAGAAGAAGTGACAACTGAAACTGAGCCTATCGACGAGCAACCTGCACCCGAAGAAATGGAAGAAGTTGTGGCTGAAGAAGTTGAAATGGCGGTAGACGTAGCTACGGATGCTGAAGCTGTTTTAGCAATTGTTGCTCCTGTATTAGAAGAGCAAGTTAACAACCTATTAAAAATTATCGCTGACCTAAGAACTCAAATGGAGGAAATGTTAGCGGAAAGAGCTGAAGACGAAATCGAATTAAAGTCTGAAGTTAAAATGAGTATTGCTGAAAAGTTCAGCGCATTAAATAAATTAAGTAATAACTAAAAACAAATACAAACACAAATGGAAAGAAAATTAAAATTTGATTTGGACATCGAAAACAATGCTTTGCTTTGTCCTAACCCTAACGAGTTCTACTCTCGTGCTTATTTAACAGCTGATGTTGCTGATACTTACCGAGCTTTGCCTGGTATCAAATCAAAAACAAAATTAGCTAACGTTGCTTTCGGTTCAATCCTTAAAGCTTCAACTTGTAACTTCGAAGCTCCAACTGATACTTTGGACGCTATTGATATCGAAGTTTGTCCATTCAGTGCAATGGCTCAAATTTGTCAGTTTGACTTAGAGCAATCATTTGTTGCTTTGCAAATGACACAAGGTTCTAATGGTGATTTCTCTGTAGCTTCTTTCATGAACTACTATTGGGGTGAAATGGCTAAGCAAATCGAAGAGGATATCGAATTAATAAGATGGCAAGGTGATACAGGAAGCGAAAACCCGCTTTTGGCTTTGTGTGATGGTTACTTAGTTAAATTGTGTGGTGATTCAGCTAACTTGGCTTATACTAACGGTGGTACTGTAGATTCTACAAACGTACTTGATACTTTGAACTTAGTAGTTAATGGACTTCCTGCATCAGTTAGATTTAAGAAAGCTGATTTAAGAATCCGTGTTTCTTCTAATGTTGCTGCTGCTTATGAACTTGCTGCTGCTTCAGGTAATACTTTGACTTATGTTTCTGCTCCATTGCAATCTACTTACTTAGGAATTAAAGTTGTTGTTTGTGAGGGTATGCCTGATAACACAATCGTAGCTTCTTTGAAAGACGATTTAGTTTATGCATTCGACGCTGAAGGTGATTCTAAAGCATTGAAAGCAGTTAATTTGACTGATACTGTAGCTGAGCCATATATCCGTACACGCGCAAACGTTAAGGCTGGTTTCTTCTATACTAACCCAAGTCAAATAGCTGTTTGGGCTGCTTGTTTTGACTAATCAAAAATAAATAATAACGGGGGTGTAAAAACCCCCTATTTTAAATAACTTAAAAAAATATAAAATATGTCATGTGAAGCTTTAGAAGGAATTGTTAAGTCGTGCGACAACAACTCTGGAGGGATTTACAAGGTATGGATAAACCAACAAGATAACATCGATTCATATACATTGAATCCTACGTTAACTTGGACGATTGATTCCATTACTTTGGTTGACCCTAACGATATTTATACTGAATTCGAAATCCGTCGTAATACGGGTTCTTATACTGAAGAGGCAGCTATTGACCTTGTTAATGGTTCTTCTTATTACACTCAAACCATTACTTTAATGTTCCATAGAAGAGACCAATCTAAGTCTCAAGCTATAAAAGTTTTAGGAGCAGGACAGCAGTATCTTAACGTGATTGTTCAAGATGCTAATGGTAAGTATTGGTATTTCCCTTTTATGCAATTAACTGGAGCTGCTGAAGGTTCGGGTACTGCAAGAGCCGATGGTTCTAAGTATTCCGTAACTCTTACTGCTGAGAATGAGTTTTTAGCATACGAGGTTACTGAAAGCACGGTTGAATCTGTAATTACTGTAGCACCGTAATTTAAAAGCTTTCTCCAAGTAGAAATTAGCATCCTTCGGGGTGCTTTTTTTTTAAACAAAAAGACGAACTAACTTAATATAGTTTGTGATATACATAAACAAAGACGAAGTAAATAATATAGTGTTGACGTTAAGCGAAGTTAGTA